AATTGATTGGATAAACATGTATCTACCAGAAGACAACACAAATTTTACTATCAAACCAAATAGTAAAATGACAATGCTAGAAAAAAACAAAGAAGTTTACATGAGTGAAAACGGAAACTGGTCGCCTCAAAACAGAATGGAAATTAAATATGGTAAAGGGTTGAGACGTATTATGGAATTCGTTTACCAAACTAGTGATGTGAATAAAACTTGGTTAAATATCATAAAAACTGATACGTTTATTGAACAATACGTCAACAAGCTCAAAGCAATATACAACCCAACTGTAAATATAGAACATGTGAAAGGTGATGATATACAAAAATGGTATTATGGTGGAAAGTATGCAGAAACCGAAACAGGTACACTTTCAAGCTCATGTATGCGTGGTAGAAGACAACAAGAGTTCTTTGATATATATACAAAAAACCCAGATAAAATAGAAATGATCATCGCGCTTAACCAAGATAGACAACTCATTGGTAGAGCTTTATTGTGGAGACTTGATTATGCTAACGGTTATGGAAACAATATGTTTATGGATAGGATTTATGGTAATGATGTTATCATAGAAAAGTTCAAACAATATGCAAAAGAAAATATGTATTGGTATAAATATGAACAAACATATAATTCAGTACGAATGTATGCACCCGATGATACAATACAAGATGCAGACTTCCATGTAACACTAGATAATACAGATCGTGAATTATACCCATACATGGACACAATGCAAGAAGCATCAGACGTTTATACAGATAAAATTACATTGTATTCAAATGGTAGTGAATATGGTAACTATATATTGACAAGTACTGATGGTAAATGGGAAGATTATTCAAACGATAGTGACATATACATAGAACGTTATGATGAATATTATCATGAAGAAGATGTTGTATATAGTAATATATATGGAGAAAACATAGTTTATGATGAAGCTAGAGAAACATATGACGGAGAATATGTTTGGTATGATGACGATGATTATGTTGAAGCAGCAGACACGGGTGGTTTACATCATGTAGATGATGTCATTTATTCAGATTATGATGGATATTACTACCAAGAAAGTGTAGACTGCGAAGTACACGGTGAAATTGGATATTGTGTAAGTAGCACAATAGAAATTGACGGTACTCAATACATAGTACACAGTGACGTCAGCAAAGAAGATTTAGCAGAAAAATTAGGTATAGAACTAGAAGCATATGAATAGAATAATAATTTTTATAATAGAAAAGTTACTATGGGCAATAATATTGCTTATCATAGTGTTTTCATGTACGGGGGACGTAAGTCCCCCTTATTATCAAATTGCAAAATTAATAAGCAAAATCTAAAAAAATGGATAAATATGATTTGATTGATTATTCAATCATAGGAATAATAATATGTATGATTATTGCGATGATAATGTCGTAATGTAAAGGATGATTAGGGACTAAGTGCCGATGTCATCCTTTTTTTTGTAACGTAAAGTCACAATCATTATTGTGCCATGTGACGCGACGCACAACCATGTGACGCGACGTGATGTGACGCGGCAAAAAAAACATAAAAAAATTTGGTTATGAACAAAATTATTAATAAATTAGTGATAAATATGTGAATATGAATGAGTTCCAGCTGGTGTATTGGTGTACAATGTATCGATATCACTTTAATAATTTCGATTGGGATGCCCCATACAAAACACCAAAATTTAGCTTTGAAGAATTAGAGAGGCTAAAAAAAACAAGTAAAGTTAAATTTGATTTTAGATTAATATGAAAATAAAAGATTATTTGCACTCAGATCTTTTGAGTGACAGAAACAATGATATGGTGTTTCAAAAGACATACGACACCATACACAAGTTTGCAAAAAAACAAACTGAAATGATGGCTGCGGCGTTTAACATAACAGACAAACAACATTTGCAAGACTTAGACAACATGAACGCAGTCATGTACTCCGACGAAATCGTGGAACTTGTAAATTATGCAATACACAAATTCAATAAAAGACACAAGCGACATGGCAGAGATTAGAGTATATGTAGTAGACCATCACAATGCTCCTGAGATAGCATTTGACTTTGATGAAACAAACCACGAGTCCATAATGGCATACGCTGAGGCAATAGGTTCTGTGTATTCATTAAAAGGATTTCAAGATGCCTTCAATAACGAAGAAGTAAATACAGCAACAGACTTAATTTTAATTAAATGAGAAATATAATTTTAACACTTTTAATTTGCTCGCTTTTTACATCATGTGCCACTAGTGGCAATTATGTGACGTTCAAGCCACCAACGTTTCGACAACTAGCTAAATGCGAGCCGTGGCAGCAACAAATGTTCACAGACTTCTGTGAATGGAAGTACTACGATAGTAATGTAAAGACGAAGCTTGTGTTTGGTAAAAGAGGACGTAAAAACCTTTACCAACAACACATTATGATTTTAGGGTATGCTCCTGACACAACAAGTACAGATAATCGTTACGGATCATGGCTAAAGAAGTAAGAAGGTATCACTGTCAAGCATGTGATGATTGGGTTGCAGACGTGACCTATAATTGGAGTAACGATAGAGATGAATGCGAAAACTGCAGAGAAGATTTTGAATACAATTCTGCAGAGTTTGCAAAAAAAGCACATCAGATGCTAAGCCAAATGTTTGTTGATCCAAAATCACTAAAATGACAGACAAAGAAAAAAAGCAGGTTAGAAAATACTTGTTACAATCCTATGCTAAAAAATTTAAACGCAAACTTTTTAAAAGGATTGACAACGGAGAAAAAAGTTACTACTACAAACGAATATGTGTCACTTTCGTAGGTGACAAAGTAGAAGTATATGACACCTCCTCTGATATATACAGACCTCTTTCGCTAAGCGAATTGGTTTTGCTTACAGAGTTGGGCGAGGTTGAATTGAACAAAAAACTTGTAGAGAAATCGTACACAGAAAAAATACGTGACACGAGAAACCTCATGCACATTGCAATAGCAAAAAAGAACTCTAAAGAAAAGGAGTACTACTACAAAATTGCAATGAATGAAATAAAAAACTATAAAGAATACTTGGAAATTAACAATTAAGTTTCTAAGTTTGTTAATAAGTTAAATCTAATATAATGAAAACAGAGAAACTCAAAGCTTTGTACGAAAAGTACGAGCTTTCAAAAGACGATGTCTTTAAACATCAACACTACATTATCATCACAAGATCTGGTATCGATAAGATACAAGCAAGTGAGAAGATTAAAATCAACTATGACGTTGTAAATTGCGAATCGCACTTTGCGGTTGTAAAAGCAAACGCTGAGGTGGGTGACAACAGCATTCAGACGTTTGGATCTGCACTCAAAGGAACAAACCATAGAGACGGCAACTGCAATACCTGGTATGTCATGGAGATGGCAGAAAAACGCGCGATGTCACGAGCAGTGTTAAAGTTGACAGGGTTTTATGAACTTGGTGTATTTGGCGAAGACGAAAGTGAAGACTTCAAGAGAAAGGATGCGGCATGGAAAAGTCAGTAATTCTAAAAGAACTGTCTAATGACGATAAGTATTACGGCAAGTACGGCAAACAATTTCTATCTAACTCTGACATTGACACACTCATAAACAATCCTGCGGGGTTTTTGGATCCTCGTGAAGACAGTATCAATCTAATGTATGGACGAGCTTTTCATGAACTTGTAATGTTCGGCACAACTCAATACGACAAATACGTAGAGGCTTCTACACGTAACACAAAAATATACAAAGAAGCAGAAGCGGAAAGTGGGTTGATGTTTCTTAAAAAAGAATGGGACGAACTAAACATGCTTGTTCAATGCGCCTTCAAAAACAAAGTATTTAGCGAAACAGTAAAGGATGCGTCAAATAACTTTGAGGTGCCAAACATTGGTTCGTTATTAGATGATGACATAGTGTGGAAGTGCAAAGCTGACATCGTGTCGAGCGAATGTATCATTGACATCAAAACTACAAGTTCGATTAAGGGCTTCAAGTACAGTAGTAAGTCATGGAATTATGACAGTCAAGCTTACATTTACAGCTCCCTATTCCAAAAGCCCATGAAGTTTTTGGTTATAGACAAAACAACAAAAGTCGTTGGACTTATGGATGTTTCAGACGAAGCATACGACAACGGCAGGGAAAAAGTTAGTAAAGCAGAAGATAATTACCGTGAGTACTTTGTAAACAAAAGTAAATCAGTGGAAAACTTTACTATCTATGGCGAAATTTAATAAAGGACGCCACAGAGATCAACAAATAGCAGACGCTATCTTCGTGATTGCTATTATATTAATATTAATTTTAATAAACTAGACATATGTCAACATTAATAAACGCGTCGATCAAAGGCTCAGAGCTAAAAAACATCGACAAAACTAAGGTGATCGTAGGTAAAAAAGACACCTACATTCCGATAACTATTTCGATCAATGATCAGTCAAGGTTTGGAAAAAACGTCTCTATATCTGTGCAGCAAAGCCCAGAGGAAAGAGAAAAGAAAGAGAAGAAGCACTTTATAGGTGAGGGTTCTGTTATCTGGACTGACGGAAATATAGTTAAAGGTCAAAAGGATCAGCCGGCAACAAATAACGAGCCGTTTGAAACGGTAGAAAAAAAATCTACCGAGCAACTAGACGATCTACCATTTTAATAACGCCCCGCTCCGGCGGGGTTTTAAAATTTAATTATGACAAATAAAGAAAACTATTACACACTTGATGTAATCGCAAACAAAATTGCTGACTTTGAAAAGGTTCCAACAAGTTTTTTGTTTAGGGATACAAGGAAACATGATGTGACGAACCTAAGAAAAATCTTTCATTATTTCGCAACTAAGTATACAAACCTATCGCTTGCAAAGATTGGAAACTATTCTAAAAAATGGGGTAGAAAAAATGGTCACAATCATGCGACTGTACTGTATGGTGTAAACAAAATAATTGACTGGTGTCAATACGATTCTGACTTAAGAAATAAAATTAACGTACTCGACGATGAAATAAAAATAATCGTTGACTACAATACTCAAATACATACACAATTAAACAGCTCCAAAAAAAGTATAGTCAAAAAACTGTACTCTGAGGACGATGTAAATTTTGTTCAAAAGTTTGAAGACTTTACAAACCTTATCTATTCAGGAAAAAAACAACACCTGCTTGACGTTGCACACGCTTCCGCGAACGGAGCAAAATCTCAACAAGATAAATATGAAAGGATTTATAAAGCTACACCGAAGAATACTTGATTGGGAATGGTACACTGACTCAAATGTTAAAAGTGTATTTATACATGTACTTCTCAATGCGTGTTACGACGATTGCAGGTTCATGGGCAAAAAAGTTAATAGAGGAGAGTACATGACAAGCCTCTCAAGACTATCGTCAGATCTAAGCATACCTGTACGTCAGCTGAGAACATCTTTGACAAGATTAAAGCAGACAGGAGAAATCGACATGCAAACGACAAACAAGTATACAAAGATAACTATCTGTAACTATGATAGTTACCAGGTTGAAGAAAGAGCAAAGAAACCAAAGGCGACAAGCAAAAGACAAACAGTAAAGGTTGTTAATGTTGTACAAGATTATGTACAAAAGTGCCTTCATGATCCAAGCTGGACAGAGGTTGTGTGTATGCAAAACAACATTGGTAAAACTCAGTTAAGTAAAATGCTTGATGTGTTTAACAATCACCTTTTGATGACAGACGAGAAAAAACAAAACATACGTGACTTCAAGTCACACTTTGTAAACTGGCTTAAGTATAACAAGGGATCTGTGAAGAACGACGAGGGCCCATACAAGTGGAAATGGAAAGGACAGCTAGAAAAAAGTGGCACTTATGACATGCTTGTAAAAGACAAAGAAGTGTTTGACAAACCAGGATTTGAATTTAAAGTAATACAGAATGGATAACGATTTCGTTATAAAAGAGTATAACGTATATAAACTTGACACAAAAAGCAAACAATCGACATGCCCAAAGTGTTCACACGAAAGAAAAAAGAAGAGTCAAAAGTGCTTAATGCTTGATTGGGAAAGAGGACTAGGGACTTGTCAGCACTGTGGTGTAGTTCTTCAACTCCACACCTACGAAAGAAAATCAGAATCTAATTATGTGACGCCAGAACCAATACAAGAGATTGTAATTAAAGATAATGTAGTTGGTTGGTTTCAAGACAGAGGTATAAGTAAAAGAACGCTGGAGGACTTGCAGGTGACTAATGGAAAAGAGTACATGCCACAAGTAGGCAAAGAAGTCAACACAATTATGTTCGGTTACTACCTTCGTGGCACACTTGTAAATATAAAATACCGAGACTCAAAAAAGAATTTTAAACTTTACAAGGGCGCACAGAAAATATTTTACAACATAGATTCAATTGCAGGAAGCGACTCTTGTGTTATTGTTGAAGGAGAGATAGATGCGATGTCATTTCACGAAGTTGGAGTGAAGCATGTTGTAAGCGTACCAAATGGATTTACTGCGACAGGGCAGGTAAACATGGACTATTTAGAGGATCTATATTCCTATTTTGAGGACAAAACTGAGATATACCTGTGCGTTGACAACGATGAAGCTGGGGAAAACGGCAAAAAAGAGCTGATCCGTAGGTTTGGCAGTGATAAAGTATGGCTCTGTGATTTGAAGGACACGAAAGACGCTAACGAATATCTTGTTAAATACGGTAGAGATGCTCTTCGTAAAGTTATCGATGATGCGACGCCGTGTCCAATAGAAAACGTATTAAGAGTAGAAGACATGGCCAACGATCTTGACGACTTCTACAAAAACGGCATAAAAAATGGATACAAAATAGGTCTAGAAGGTTTTGACGACATATTTTCTACATACACAAAACAATTTATTGTAGTAACAGGGTTTCCATCAAGCGGTAAATCCGACTTTGTTGATCAAATGACTATCGGGTACAACATGATGTATGGGTGGAAGACAGCTTATGCGTCTACCGAAAACTACCCTCAGTACTTGCACGTCGACAAGCTAGTAAGAAAATTGTACGGAAGGACACCAGAATATGCGGACACGCAAAAAGACGATTGGAAATCCTGTGTTGATCATGTCAACAAAAACTTTTACTTCATAGACTTTGAGGAGGGTTACGATATAGATAAGGTGTTACAGAAGGCAGAGGAGCTTGTTAAGCGTGCAGGCATCCGGTGTTTAGTCATAGATCCATACAATAAAATACGTGACAAGAAAAACCTTTCTCTTTCAATTACAGACTACACAAACATGTACCTGAACAAAGTAGATAACTTCTGTAAAAAGAATGACGTAATATGTATATTGGTTGCACACCCAACCAAACCACAGAACGACAAGGGTAAACTTTTGGAGCCAACCTTCTACGATGTAAAAGGTGGGGGTGAATTTTATGATATGAGCCCCCATGGATTACTTGTACACAGGGACTACGACAATGCCACTGTAAAAATTAAAGTTCTTAAAGTAAAGTTCGGAAACCTTGGTGAAAACCAAGCGCACGCAGATTACTGCTGGAATGTAAACAACGGCAGATATACCTCACTTAAACATGGCACACCGAAATGGGACAACAAAAACTGGATAACGTCTAACAAAAACCCCTTTGATATAAGCAAGACATTAGATATAGAATTTGAAAATGTAAAACAAGTATTATGATAGGCAAAGTATTTTTCACAATCATGGTTACAGCGACGATTTACCACGCTGATCCTAAACAAACCAATGCAGACTATTTGACAACTGCATCTTTGAAAAAAATAAATCCTCAGTGCCCTGGAGATCATAGGTGGGTAGCTGTGTCCAGAGATTTAGAGGAGTATGGTTTTGTTTTTGGTAAAACAATATACGTAGAAGGAGCAGGCGATATGGACGGCTTTTGGACTATAGAGGACAGAATGAACAAACGCTGGACAAAAAGGATTGACTTTCTTGTAGACTACGAAATTAAAGGAGGTAAGTGGGATAATGTAAAGATATACCTAATTGAATAAAGAAGTAGACTACGTATATCTATGTATACACAATGACATAAAAGTTTATCCTGTTGTTCATGACATGGATCACTTTGCTGTGGAGGTAGATTATGCCGGTAGAAAGAAAAGAGGAGTGGAGATATTTAAATGGCGTACAGAACAAAAACTATTAAAAAATAAGATATTAGAAATCTATAATATACTTGGGAAAAATATAACAAATAGACAATAAAAAATAAAAAAAATCCCAAAGTGTTGTTTTATTTAAAAAAATGTTGTACATTTCCTAAAAATTATAGGAAATGCCTACCGCTAAACCGAACGATGATCCAAAAATAGAGATGGTTAAGGTCTTTAACAAGACATTTGGTGTACCAACATCGAAGAACCCTTCGCTTCTATCAGAGGATGATTATTCACTAAAATATGACTTGATGAAGGAGGAGTTGAGTGAGTATCTCAACGCCTGTCGGAGTAACGATCTAGTTGAGGTATGTGATGCCGTTGTAGATATGATGTACATTCTCAACGGCATTATTGTTTCACATGGGTTGCATGACATTTTTACTGATCTGTTTTCAGAGGTACACAATTCCAATATGAGTAAGCTAGAAAACGGAAAGGTATTGAGAAGACATGATGGAAAAGTCATGAAGGGGTCGGAGTATTTCAAACCTAACTTAAAACAATACTTATAGACATGGAAGACGTAACAAAACACATAAACAAGGTGCTAGGTTATAAAACCTGGAGTGACAAGCGAAAAATAGATTCCTTACTTGAGTACGATTGTAATATGTACACCAGGCTCGGTACGGACTCAACCAAAACGCAAAAAGAAGAAACCAGAAAAAAGTCCAGGGCAATTTACAGAGCGATCAAAGAAATTGATTACGATCAGGGTAAAGATTATCTATGGCAGATGGATTAAATGACACTAGAAACACGTCACAAATACTTAACCAATGTATTTGACAGGCTTCATGACAAACTTGATGATGCCTTCGAAACTATTTATGATGGAGATTTTGAGGACTGCAAAAACACAGTTAACTCACTAATTTACGACTTAAAACAACTCAAAAAAACAATGGAATCATGAATAAAAGGTGCAGAATTACACCAGACGAAGCAAAAGCTTTAGGTGTAAACCAAAAACCAATAGAAAAAGGAAGGAAAACCTTTCGAGTTTGGCTAGACGGAGGCCAACAGCTAGAATTAAGTAAGAT